AATTACGATTGCAGGTACTCTTAAATATAAGGATGCCTGATAGCCTGAAAGAAAGGGGGGTTTGGGGGTTCCCCCCCATATGTCAATCCCCGGGGGGGGTTGGGGGGTTCCCCCCCGCAGCGAATCTTTTTTTATTGACAATCATAAATGACGGGAAGTAGGAAGCCCCTCAAATTTTGGTCTATTACAATTGCCAAGATTGATCATCTTTCCGTCGAACGTATGAAGCAAATATTTTCAGAGTTTACAAATCAATGGGTCTTTCAAAAAGAATCTGGTACAGAAACTGGTCACATCCATTACCAGTGTCGCTTTATTCTCGACGAGGGGCAGATGACCGAGACGTTATTGACTATTTTTGAATGCAGAGGCATTGCTCGCGAGACAATGACCTTCCTACCTGAATCGAACAATAGTATCCAACAGGGTGGCTTGTCTTTTTATGTGATGAAAGACGATAGTCGTCTTGACGGACCTTGGTATGATCCTTCGTATAAGCCAAAGCGACAGGTTTTGTACATGGGAGAGGACCTCGCTTGTATGGCCAACCCTCGTGGTTTCCAAAAGTACATCATGGATGACATTGCCACTAAACCAGATGATAGAACAATGAACTGGTGGTACAACGCTTCTGGATGCGGAGGAAAATCTAAGCTGATGAAATATCTGCGATTTACAAGGGACGACGTAGCACGTGTCGCACTTGGTAGCGCTACGCAAATCAAAACTTCCATAGTTGAGAAAGGTCCACATCGCGCATATATGGTAGACCTACCCCGTGTGAGAGGTAGTGACGAAAGGCAGCAAGAACTATTTTCTGCGTTGGAGGAAATCAAGAACGGATGGGTCGAGAGTCCCATGTACGGCAAAAGTGCCGAGTTGTTGATGGAACCGCCTCACATTCACATTTTCAGCAATGAAACACCTAATTTAACATATGCCAGTATGGACAGATGGAAGATCTGGATAATCGAGGACCATCCAATCTTTGGCCAACAATACCGCAGGTTGACTTTTGAAGAGGTTCTTAAAATCCAAAGTCAATCTTGTACCCAGGCCTCCTGAGGACTCCCAAAGTTTTATAGGATTTTTCGGAGGGACAGTCGGCAGCGCCTAAAAATCCGTACTCTCAAGAATTTTTCCAAAATCTTCGCACGACCAGAATTTTTTTATTTCTATATATTCAAAAATGCCCTATGGACGAGTTCCAGTACGCCGTCGTCGGACTACTCGTAGCATCACTCGCGTCGCTGTTCGGCGTCCATCGCGTAAGAAGACGACGACTCGCTCAGCCACCCTCGACAAGAGAATCCGAAGTATAACTATGAGAGACATGGAGACAAAAGTAAAATCTTTTGCGATATTCGATAACCTGCCTATTATAGCTGTTGGACTAAATAATGCAGGGACCAAAGGATTACTCATGAAGAATACACTAGGTACACCAACATTCACCATAGATCAAGGAACAAATCAACAGGAAAGAATTGGTAATTCTATTAGCAACTGTTCTTTAACCTTAAAGGGATTTATTCACTCTATGCCAGCAAATGCAAGTACTAATGTAAGTCCATATCCATTTGAAGTTCACGTTCTCGTGTATAAAACAAAGCAGGGAGCTTCTGGCGACCCTGATACTATACTTCAAAATACGAACAATACGAATATTGCTATTACTGGCAATGCAAGTTCAACTTTATTGCCGTGGAACAGGAAAGGATTTACCATTAAAAAGCATAGAGTATTTAGGATGAAAGCTAATCCAGTATCAGCCGTATCAACAATTCCAAATGTTGTTGGTATTGAAAATCCATCTTTTAATGGATCTCAAGCTTCGTTTTTTAGGAGGTTCAGTTTTGATGTCAACATCGCAAATAAGTTAACGTTTGACGATGCAGGCAATACTCCTATGAATGATTGGTGTTCAATAGGAGTCTACGTTATAAATGGAGACGGAACAACTTTACTCGGTACACAACAGAGGGCCAAAATTACGATTGCAGGTACTCTTAAATATAAGGATGCCTGATAGCCTGAAAGAAAGGGGGGTTTGGGGGTTCCCCCCCATATGTCAATCCCCGGGGGGGG